ATGAGCGCTTTGCCCTTGAAAATGACAAGCTTGTGAAAGCGGAAGAAAAGCGTGCCGCTGCCATTGCTAAGGCACAGGCACGCCTTGACCGCCTGCTGTCAAAATCAGTTGGTGCCGTTGGTGCCAAAGCGATCAAGGCAAACAAGCGTCCTTCCAAGGGCGTGACGTATGGTGCAGAAGCGAATGACTTGGCTGCTAAAATCAAAGCAGGCGTTTCGACAATTTAAACCATTCAAGTCCAGCGAGGAACGCTGGTACCACAAAAGCCGGTGTCAACAGCGGCGCTTGAATGTAAGGCAAAGGGATCGGATCCCAGAGGCCGCCAGTTGGAAAATTACTGGCACAGTACTTGACCAAATGTATGGAGTAAAAAAGTTCTAGGTTGCCATTTCTACCATTTCTGTTATACTCCTTCCATCAAATCAAAAAACGAAAGCGAATTATGAAAATTTTAATGTTTATTGCAGGTTCTTTATTCGGTGCTGTGTGTCACGGCGCTACTCTTAAATTCTTCCAGAGCTGCGTTGATTGCTCAATTGCCGCTTTTCATACTATTGTAGGATTAATCTAATGAATAAATTGTCCAAAACCTCAAAGCTCGATAATATTTTGAGCTGGTCTCTGCAAGCTCTGGAGACTTGTCCTGGAAGCTTGTCTGCTTCCGGTGTTTTGGTGGACGCATGCTCTGGGTGCTACGCTACTACAGGCTGCTATAATTTCAAAGGCACAAAAGCAGTCCGTGCCGACAATAAAGCTGCATGGCAAGAAGCTGGATGGGTTGATTCTATGATTTTCGCCCTCCGCAAGCAGCGCTTCTTCCGCTGGTTTGACAGCGGCGACATGTACAGCCTTGCATTGGCAGTTAAAATGTACGCTGTCATGGTAGCTACACCAGATACTAAGCACTGGTTGCCCACTAGGATGCACAAGTTTCCTAAATTCTCTGCTGTGTTGGCTGACATGGCTGCTCTGCCTAATGTCATGGTACGCCCTAGTAGCGATGCTGTGGATGGTACGTACACTGTAGGCGTGCATGGCTCTACAATTTTACCAGCTGACATGCCTGTGCCAGTAGGTGTTAAGGCTTGCACAGCGCCTACTACAGGCGGCAAGTGTGCTGGTTGCCGTGCTTGCTATTCTAAGGATGTGCCAGTTGTCGGATATATTGCTCACGGCCGCAAAATGGCAAAGGTTATAAGGTTGGCAGTAGCCGCTTAATACAGGACAGGTATGGCACTGAAAACCGTGCTTCTTTCGGGACTGGTTGAGCTTTGCTCCCAGTCCTTTTTTTTGGTCACTAGCTGGCTGGTGTGTGTTGGTGGCTGAGCTGGTGACTATTAGCCGGTAGGATGGGGGCGTGGTGGATATGTGATTAGCTAAAAAAGCTCCACCTGGTCAAACTCTTTTTTCTCAATTTTTATTTTCTGGGGCCTCCAAAGCATCCACGAAATTTTTTTCCAGGTCCATCTTACGATTTTCTGAAAATTTCTGTGCTTCTTCCATAGTACCAATCTCATAGCCTTTATCTGTGTTTCTCTCTACACCTTCTTCAAGGTTCTCTATGGTTTCTTTCATACATTACCCACAGATTTTTCAGTTTGCGATTCTATCCACAACACTAAGGCCTTCTCAAGGTTCTCATTTTTCACATCCGATGCCACTCTCAGAGCCACCAGAATATCCATAGCATCCTCTCTTTCATACCAAGTACCAATGAGTCTGCCTGTAGGGTTTCTGATACCTCTGATAGTACTGCTATCGTATACATAGACCCAATCTGAAGATGGAATCATTCTCTCGCTTATCCATTGGTGATATTGGACATAGTTACCAGCAACAATATATTGTCTACTCATACGGATACATCCAAGTTGTATCCTAAAAATTTACCGTATTGATATATACCATACTCTACTCGTCTTTTGAGGCTGAGGTATGCATTGATTTCGGCAATATATTTGGCCTCTTCATGATCCTGAAAACTTGCACGATTCATTTGCCAATCACTGCGTTTGACATCATAGTATTCATCAATTTTATCATAGTGTTCATCCGCCAGTTGTTCATTTCTATCAACTCTGCGACCGGCCATGGCAGAGGTATTAAGTACAGGCATTACGGATGCACTAGCAATAGATATATTCATGGTTCAACTCCTGTGTCCAATGGTTTATAAAACTGTCACGGTCCTTGGTATTTCTAAACCAAAACGATGTGGGGTCCACATAGTATCTAGCTCCTGGTTGTAGAATTTTCACAGTTTGTCCAATTATACCAGGAACTCTGACGCTGGCAGGACCAAATTCTCTTTCAGACCATGCAACCATGCCATCCCATTGTTCCATCCTGTACACCAAGGTTGGTCTCACCGTATGATAAGGCTCATTATACAACGATCTGGTCTGACAAAGTAGATTGTGATTGTGTGTCACGGCTCAAGTCCAACCAGAAGTCCAACCAGGTTTCTCAACCTCAACGGCCCAATGAACTACACACCAATCATCAATTGCAGACTGGTCATGAATCAGGTGTGCTTTGTCTCCTTGCACCATCATCAGTATCCAGTTTTTATACCAACCACTAGATAGAATCTGTTTCTCTGACCAAGTCTCCACTACATCTTGCCCACACTCACCTGGAAATGATATTGAGTAATACTTCATTTTGCATCTTCCCACTTCCAGCCTAACAGTTTCTCTGTAAACCAAATCTGTATTCGTAGAGGTTTCTTGTACATAGCAAATGTTGTTTTTAAAGCTCCTGGACATATTACCCAATGTCCCACTGCTTTCGGCCAGTCGGTTATTGAGAATGATCCAGCAAGCGAAAACGGAACCTTTTGTCCTTCGTATTTGTATTGTGATTCTTCACTCATGCAATACACCCTCTTTGTGCCCATAAATTAATTCTGTCATACCAACTGAGAGTCCCAAATCCTGAAATGTTTTTTGGTGTGTACTAAAGATTTTATCAAAAATCACCAGTTTGTCTAATGGATATTCTTGAGCCAACGAGAATACTGATGGAATGATGCCGTAAAGTTCAATGATATTATCCAATTTAGTACCATTAAAATAACAATCCTTAATTACGTTTAGACTTTCTTTGTGAGTTTGAATAAAACTATCTGCACCATCTTTCCATGATTTTTCTGGATTAGCACCTTTGAGTGTGCCTGGATTAATAACCAATCTTAGTTTCTTGACTTGAACACCGATTGACTTTAGTCGAGTTAATTCGTTTGCAGCGGCCAAGATTGTTGAAGTTTTTGATTCAATAGAAACAACCAAGTAATAGATACCATTGTCATTTTCGTTATTGTTATAACCCATACTTGTTAACCAAGATTTTGCTTCTTCTTCTTTGAATGATTGTGAGGTTGATTTTTTACCTGCTTGGATGCCTTGTACTATCATTCCAAATTTTTGACTACCATATGCATCATTCGTAACAGTTTTCACAAAATGTTCAATATCACTTTGTGTATTTTTTAGGCGACCAGTGGTTACTTCATTAATACCACCTGTAATAACATCGTTTAGTGTTTGTGGTGAACGTGGATTTTCTGTTGGATTACGATATAAAGAAAACATAACAAATGAATGCCAGTCTGAACATTCGTAGTAATCTACGAGAGCGTGAGTGAACCCTTGTGCGATTAATTCTTCCAATCTGGTACGACCATCATTGAAGTATACTTTCTTATCCATCATTAGACAAGCGGCCATTGGTATATGAGAAAGAACATAACCATTCTGGCGAATACTTGCCCAAACTTCTGGTGCTTTATTACCACGGCCGTTAGAACGAGCCGATTGTACCATCATTTTATTTTTAACAGCAAATCCCCGCATAATTAATGGATATTGGTCCAGTTGGTCTTCTGGAATATCATATATGATATCTTTGATGGCCATAACCCGGCGGTCTTTAAATTTTAAACCAGGAAAATTTTTACTAAGTACTTTGTTGTTGTAGAGTCCGGGCCAAACTTTTGGATTGATGTAAGCCTTTGAAAGTTCTACGTGTTCTTGTGTAAATGTTTTTTCTGATAGTGGTACTGTATGTGATAAACTCATTGTGATTTCTCTCCATTATAAAGTTTGATTGTTTCTTTGATGGCACCATAGCCTATGCCGACTATTATAACACAGAACATGGAACCAACCAAGAGAAATAAGCAAATGATTGCTATTTGTACCAGTCTCTTGACGGTGTACAACAATAACGAAATTAACTTACGCATTTTTTAGAAACTTGTCGGTATTCCTAAATCAGGACTACTACTGTTGTCGCCAGAACCTATTACGCAGGCGATTTTAGCTTCATATTCCACTATGGTCCATGTTCGTTTCTCTTTGTTGTACATCAGTGTCATGTGTGTACCAAAGTTGGTTTTGCCGGCCCATATAGGCAGTTCTCCGAATTTCTCTGCAAAGTGGCTCATCACAAACTCGGCATTACCACATTTTACTTGTTTCGTAAGATTAAAAGCCTCTTGCGAATATGTTGTGTTGCCTATCAGGAGTGCTGATAGAAGAAATAGTTTACGCATTTTGGTTCCTTAAATGAAATAGTCTGGAAGCGCTGGAAGAAATAGAGGGTTATTGAAACCGATATTTGACGATAGTAATACCTGAACCACCAGCATAAGTGGTTGGGGTGGTAGAAACACCAGAACCGCCGCCAGTATTTACTGAACCAGCAGTACCTGCTGTTCCTAGATATGCTGTTGCACTAGTACCTCCACCAAGGGCTGCTTGGCCTGCGCCACCAACACCTTGTAATGCAGAGGTAAACCCTCCACCACCTGGACCATAATATTTTGTTGTGCCTGAAATGTTAGAAGAATATCCATCAGCACCATTGACACCAGTAGAATAACCACCAGCACCACCGCCGCCGGCACCGGTTGACGGACTGTTTTGACCACCTGCGTATGATTGAGGTGTTCCGCTAGTACTACTTCCTGCAGTGATGTTATATGAACCACCAGAGCCACCTCCAGCTGTAATTGATACTGCACCACCAATTACTGATGAACTATTACCATTATTACCCTTACGTGGTGCAACAGACGTGGTGCTAGATGTTGCACCGGCACCAACAGTAACAGTATATGTTACACCTGCAGCCAATGCTTGTGATGAAACATATTGAACGCCGCCACCGCCGCCACCACCTTTGTTAGTTCCAGGAGTTCCACCATTACCTGATCCGGCACCACCACCGCCAGTTGTTAATATCTCAACATTTAATCCATTAGGACCAAGTGAAGATCCGGTTAAAGAAAACGAACTACTAGTTAAAAATGTGTGTATTTTATAATCACCGACAGTTGTAACAGTACCACCAGTAAGTACTGCATCATGTGCTCCAACTATACCAGCAGATATACTTGGGCCTATTGTTATTCCTGGTCCAAATGTTATTGTTCCCATTTTTTTATCTTTATGTTAAGTTAGATATCGTATGATGATGATACCTGAACCACCAGCAAGCGGTGTTCCGGAAGGTGTACCCCAACCACCGGCACCACCACCAGTATTAGGTGCACCGGCAGTCGCATTTGAACCTGCTGGATTAGCACCGCCGCCACCCCATCCACCGCCGCCAAGTGATTGTGTAGTTTCACCGGAGCCTTGACCGTTTGTTCTGCCTCGGCCTCCGCCGCCACCATAATATGTCGATGTGCCTGATATATCAAATGCACGGCCGTTCCATCCATCTGCACCGGCACCACCACCTCTTGCGCCTGACAAAGAATTGCCTCCATTAAAACCGTTTCCACCGAAACCACCAGTAGCATGGACTGATTGTTTTTCTGCACCACCAAGGCCAGTGCCTGTTGGGTTTCCACCTCCTCCACCGCCACCTGAGCCACCTTGCTCGCCGCTGCCGTTTTGATTGCCGCCACCACCGCCACCAAGTGCTCTATATGTTAAGAATGAACTATTTTGTCCTTGGCCACCACGTTCGGTGTAATAGGTGACTTCAGCAACGCCTTGACCTACTGAAACATTATATGTGACTGCATAATCTCCAGCGTAAATTGATATACCAGGTATGTATGCAACACCACCGGCACCACCACCGCCGGTTGCGGTACCCGGAACAGAACCGCCGCCAGCACCAACTAAAAGAACATCAAACGTTTTATTTTGCGTACTGTAAAGAGTTAATGTGCCATTTGCTGTAAAGGTGTGTATTGTATATAAACCATTCGCATTCGTAGTTACGGTACCGCCGGTTACTTGAAACTCTGGACGTGGTAAGTTAATTAATAAATTTGGACCTATTGTGATCCCTGATGAGAATGTTATCATTCTGGGAAATTTCTATTAACTAGAATCTCTAAAATCTCTACCACTTGTTCGGCGGTCATAGTACTATCGTCTGATAACCTATCTTCCAATGGAATGATGTGCCATGTCCAACCAGTAGTATCACCGTTATCAATGAATTCATGCCACGCAAATAAACAAACTTCTTCTGCTGGCCTATGTTGTATCATACCACCAAAGGTGAATTGAAAAGTTTCATGTTCTGGAAATTCAAAATCTCTTTTTGCCGAATCTTTATGTATATAAACGACATAAGACTCCATGTTCTCATTACCATGTTCTGTATATACATATTCACCATCAACTTCGGTCTCTAAGTCACCATAACCGTCAAAGGCCATTTTAATGGATTTGATAGGAGAAATGTTATCACCAATTTCTGGTTCTAGAACCTGAGTCCTATTTTCCAATAGTTTGATTAGATTAGATTCAAATGCTTTATAATCGTATTCCATCTTATACCTCTTTGTAAATATTAGACCAGATTTTCAGTTTCTCTTTTTTAGCAATTCTGGCTGCATTAATGTTACTATCAGAAACTATACATTTCTCTACCATAATATCAATCATAGCCAAAAGGTCACCAATTTCTTCTTCCAAGTTTTCCATATTACTTCTCTTAGTAACTGGATGTACAGAATCAAAACCGAAACGGAAAATCTTTGAGATTGCCTGTGTTACTTCAGCACATTCTTCTTGTGCAATACAGAAAATCTCTTTGGTCTTTTTATCCATTAATAACCTCATTCAACAAAATCTGGTTGCCATCACCACCTTGTACGAAAGATTCAGCCAAACCCTCAGCTTCATTTTCTGAACGTACAGAGCTTCGTTGAATAACCCTGTTTTCAACATACATAGTAACTTCCCAAGCATCAAAAAAAGGATCACCACCCCGTCTTAATCGGGTGACAGTAGCTTTTCTACCGGATCCATAATATTCTGAATATATGTCACTACCCATATTCATCTCCTTAAGCAATTAGTTTAATAAATCTGTTCAATATAACACGGCTACCCATCCGGTTACCATTATATTTAGTGAAAGCACTTGCAATACCACGATTAGTAGCATTATCTTTCACTTCAAAAGATGTTTCTTCATCAGTATCTAGGCCAGCTGAACGGAGAATATAATACTCATCATATCCTGTTGTTTCCAAGACTGTAAACTTATCTTTACGGAAATTTGCCTTCAATACTTCTTGGTTCGATTGTTTAGGAAACCATTCATACACTTTACGATTGAAGTCACGGCCATGACAGACATAGAAACCAATAACATTAGATTTGGTTCTGGCTTTCAGAAGCCTAACCAAAGCATCAGTTTGATTCTTCATATCAACATCAACCACTTCTTCAAATCTTGTGATTGGATCACGAATCACCATTTTTTGACCTCTTACAAATATTGGATATAATGAAGAATCATAATACTCACGGAGATTACTACCCTCACCATCAGTCAAAAAGATTGTGTTTACAATTTGTAACTTGTTGGCTTTCTGGAATTCAGGAACAATTGACATTGAATGAATGATTGCTTCGTTCAAAGGAGTACCAGACATAGAGAACCAAGATGGTGTTCGACCACAATAACTTTTACCAAAACCCGAGATGTATGCCAGAGCAGAAGCTGCATATGTAAATTCAGAATTACTCATTCTACTTGAAAGAATGTTAGCCAATCCATACTTATGCAAATGCAAGTCACCAGTTTTTCTTTTGACATTAATCATCTTTTCAGGTACAGTATCTTCCAAGAAAGAATATACTTCAAAAGGAATATTGACTTTTTTACAAAACAAAGCCAAATTAAAAACTTGTTTCATAGTGTTACTCATATGGTCAACCATAGAACCAGACCAATCAAGGAACATAACAAGTCCGTGTGATTTACCACCAGGAACAACAGTTATCTTCTTAAAGATATCTTCATTGAAATTATAAGAGAACACCTTGGCCATATTGATTTCACCAGTCTTTGCAGTACTGGCTCTTTTCATTTGGTCGGCGTTTTTACGCAGTTCGAATTCTTTAACAAGATAGGAAACTACCTTATTACTCTCTTTACGAAACTTCATGTATTCTTCAAGATTAATCTTATTGTAACCATCTTCATCTGCTTTGTAAAACTTCCACAAAGCTTTATGGTCAAATACTTGTTTAGGATCAATGTGTGGAATGTTCACATAAGCATATGATGTTGGATTGCCATCAAATAACAACTTTTCATTTTCTTTGTATGCTTCATCAGTGTAAGAACGGATGTAATCTTCCAGTTCTTCTTTAAGTTTATCAAGATATTGGGATCCAGAACCACGGTTGAAAGCAGGTTCATCACCTTCAACTCCGGAAATACTATCTTCAAACTCATAGGTTTCTTCTTTAGTAGAATCACTATCTCCGTCATCTTCACCAAAACCATCACCAAACATATCAGTGGTTTCGAAATCATCTTCTCCGAAATCATCTTCATCAGAAGCAGATTCTTCGGCCTTGTTCTTTTCACGTTCTTTTTGTTGTTCTTCGAATTGTTGTTTCATGTATTCGAAAATTTTCTTCGATACATCAATCACATCATCATAGGTTTCAGTGGTTTCAACTTCATCCAGCAACTCACGTTCAAAGTCTGTAAACTTGATACGCAAAGCTGCACCACCTTTGCAGTGCAAATTAATACGGTCGAGGAAGTTCATTTCATTGATATCATTACCTTTGATACCAAAGAAATCTCTTTCCATCAATTCACCATAAGCTTTGACAAAGGAGTTTTTAAGACCTGGATATTTGTTTTTGATTTTACGTTCAATGCGGGAATCTTCGACTACATTGGCTACATCTTTAGAAATTTTCAAGGCTCTAGCTTTAATCATTCCGTCCATGGGTGTATAAAGTGCATGGCCAACTTCGTGTCCTGTAAATAAGTCATACAGACAAGAGGAGATTTTCTTATCAAGCACAGGTAAAGTCAATACCCGTGTTTCTACGTTAAATGATGCGGTTTGTACTGGTCGCTGTTCTACTGTAAGGTTTTCAGTAGCCATCAATTTCGCCAGCAATGATTTAGATTCAATTAATTCCATAACAACTCCTGTGTAATAACTGTATTATATCACACATACTGTTAACAATCAAGTGGTTTGTTGTTCCGGTACAACATCTACTTTTTCAATATGAATCCGACCTTCTATAAGTTCAATATTTAAATTGTCACCGGCTTTCCATCCGGTTTCTTCAATTAATTCTGGAGGAAAGGTGAGCATGACGTTACCGGGATCTCCAGGAATATCCTGGAATAAATCCTCAACATTATATACTTTATTCATAGTATTCTTTCATTCTTTTGTACCAATCTTGGTCATCTTCCCATTGGGACATGACGGCCCATTTACGGGTGACCTCATCCAAAGATTTCCAGTCAATAGGCTCTTGCGGTTCTTGTTTTAGCTCAGTGTTTTGCGACATTTTAGTCTCCTACAACAGCAATTTGCGACAAAATTGTCTTTTTCTCATCTTTACGACTATATTTTACGACATTTTTGTGAGCTTGAACCGGCTTAATCGGTGTACGACACACAGGACGTTGTAGTTTTACAACAAAACTCATTTTCTTACTCATTTTAGCGCCTCATTCTTGAAATTTCTACTGCTTCTTCGCTGTTAAACACAGGTACAGCATTTGATTTGTGCATTGTTGCAATTCCCATCACTTTGTCACCAGTATAAATCTTTGGTGATGGCTTTGTAGCTACACCTAGGCCTGTATCTAGTGACGGATAACGTACAGTTTCACGTCCAGCAGGTGTAGTCAACTTATATAAAAATGTAGAAGTTGTTTTTTTGATATTTTTTGTGGATTCATGCGATTTTAACCATTGTTCATACTGTTCCCGAACGGATTTTGGTCCGAGTTTTTTCTTGGACTTTGGTGTACGCACATAAATCAACATAATATATCTCCTAATCGAATATGTTTATTATACTCGACTATTCACTGCATGGCAATAGGTATGTTGTAAAATAACAACACAAGATTAATTGAAGTGTCTATCTTTTTTTCTGGCCGGTTTCTGATAATCTTCATATCCTCTGAAATCATAATCTTCATAATTAGATTTCTTCCGTGAGGATTTTTGCTCATACTTCTTCTTTTTTCTAGGTTGGAAGTCCGCACCTTCTTCGTAATCATAATTACGAAATTTTCCAAAAACTTTAGACACTTTAACTAATCTCCTTATTTGATAATCTCATAGGTCGTAAATATAACGCCACGAATACGTGCTTCTGGCATATCTTGCATGTTTCTTTCTGAAACAAAAATTATATTTGATATTGGATAACACAATTTAACAAGTTTTAATAGATTGCATGAAGTTCCATCAAAATCATTGAATCTAAAAACTTCATCCACAAATGGAAAGCTTTCAATTACTTCCCTTCTTTGGTCATATGTGTTTTTTGCACCACCTCGACATAATTCCATATATGAATCTGAATGTACACCAACAATTAACCAATCACCTTTGGCCTTACAGGCTTTAAGTAATGCAAAATCAACATAAGTTAAAGGATCATACTCACCAGCTATAACAATTATGTTTTCTTTTTTTGTCATGGTAACATGTCGGGAAATGCCTCTTTTACAAATTTATAATCCAAGCCTTTAACACCTAAATCTTTTTGGAAGATACCAAGTAGTACTTCTGCTTCTCTAGGTTCAATTGATTCTAACATTTGAATCAACAATTCATTTCTACGTGATTCATTTAATTTTTCTGCTGTTGGATCGCCAACCATAAACATATACAGCCTACGAATCTGGCCATTTAAACTATCATGTGTAATACCAGGTAACATATCTGTTGGTACTCTATAATTTTCTGGTAATTCTTTTATTTTCCACTGTATAGTAGGATGATAGGCCAATCTCAACACATCAACTAACGTTTGTGTAAGATTTTTAGAAATTACATCCATACGTTCTTTTTTATTCTTAGCTAACTCAAATTCATCAAACACTTCATATAACGATTTCATTAAAATTCCCCAATAACATCTATTAAACTTTTCAGTTTGTTTGTAATCAAATAATCCAGTATTTTACCCTTAGGTGCTGGCTTCGTTTCTTCATAAGTATTTATAATTTTGGTCTGTATGTCACCTGGTATGTTTCTCAGGTCAATCAGTGTTTGGTTGCGTGAAAAACCAATACGTGCATTTTCATCTTCATAGTTACCATATTCTTGTGACATGAATTTGGTTAGTTTGGCCTCTGTCATCACCTTTTGACGAATTTCACGGACAAAGGTATCACTTGATGAAAGAATGTTTGGAATGCCATCACCCTTATCACCATGTATGATTTTCTCTTTCAACTCATCCATTGGATTCTTGGAAATAAGAAATTTCTTCTGTGCAGGATTGTATTGTTTGACTGTAAATTCACTTCGACCATTATACATTTGTAACTGTAAGAAGTCGCCATCACTTGAGATGATTAAAACGTTTTCGTGCATGATATGACGAGGCACAAGTGTACCAATGATATCATCAGCCTCTGCACCATCAACATCAATAACTTTATATGGGAAATTGTCTCTGAGTTCTTGCTTGAATTTGGTAAGCATATCAAAGATTAAATGCCAGTCGAGCTCGGACTTCTCTCTGGATTTTTTACGGCCGGCTTTGTAGAAAGGAAAGAAATCCTTGCGCCAGTATTTACGGTTGTCAGCACACAACACAACCTCACCATATTCTTCACGGAAGTTCTTTAGGTGAGTCCTGAGTATGTTCAGGACCATGTGTCTAATAAGACCTTCTTCTAATTTAACACCTTTTTGACTGGCAATTTGTGCCATCAGTCCGGCTAGTAATACCTGGTTAAGGTCAACAAGAATCATAATAACTTTCAGTTTAAGATATGTGTATTGTACTACATTGCTGCAAACTTGTCAAGTGCATCTTGGTAAAATTCAGGTGAGGTCGTGGTTTTCTTGGCAATGATGCCATACCAACCGTTTGGTATTAATCCAGAAATGTATTCTCTAGGATCCGACAATACCGCATCAAAGGTATCAAGTTTATCAACTTTACCGGTTTCCTCATCGGTTTGAAATAGTATTACGTGCCACCATGGCCCAACAAGTGTTTCTTCCATTGGTATTCCAGGATTTTTGTATATATTTGATATAATGTTTATCTCATCATCTTCTTTCATTGGTAGAAAAAACAATGCGTCATAATCCACAATATCTTTTAAAAAATCTAGCATTGCAATCCTTTAATATGTGATTTTCTTACTCTGACCATAATCCATGAATTGTAATAGTCATCCGTCTCCAGAGCACCATTTACAAACTGTTCTTTGGCCTCAAGATAACCACATTCACCTTTACTTTTGCATAAATGAATTATTTTTCGACTAAACGAATCTAGTCCGTGTATTATAACATCTTTTTTCAATTCCTCGTTACTTCCGTAGTAAGTTTGCCAGTCTGAAGAAACTTTGAAACGTTTCTTCTTACCTTTTACTTGTCTAGTCTTTGAGGAGTAGAAAAACTTTTTACCAATGTATTTTTTGTTCGTCACACTGTTGGTTATAAGATACACAAATCCGTAGTTGTCACCAATTAAGTCTTCCGTAAATTCTTTATTTTCGTATATCCAGTTTAGTCCCATTTTTCATCATCATTGAGTTCATCATCCTCTATATATTCTTCTTCGGACAATGAATCAATGTGTTCGCCACAAAATGGGCAAAACTCGGGTAAATCTTCTGATACTAGTTCTTCCATATAATTTACCTCAAAACTAGATTCACAACTATTACACTCTGCTGTTATTTCTCTTGTTGTCATTTGATTTCCTTTATTTCCAATATTTTGAATAATCTATATTGTTCCAATATTTTTCGTTGTTTCTATTCCAAAAATTTTTAATGAGATACCAGGCCATACCAAAATATCCCATCTTTTCAAATCTTCTACTATCTTGGCCAAAATAATGATTCATTAGTTTGAATTTTTCGATATCATATTTTTGCGATAAGAAAAAGTCTTCACTTGTTCCATGCTTTTCCTCAAAACCACCAAGTTCAAGAAATTTCTCTGTACGTGTTAACATGAAAGCACCAACTGCAAAAGGTGAGAAATGTTTCATCATATTGTTAATTGCATTAAATAACATGAAACCTATTTGTGCTCTTTTATCACCATCATAACATTTAACATATAATCCAATTAAATCTAAATTGTTTTTTTCTATTTCATCAACACAATCAGATATAACTGTATCGGAGAAAAATCTCACATCACTATCTATAAACAGTATATATGGCGTTGTGACAAGTTTGGCTCCATTATTTTTTGCAACAGAAACTGGGCCACCTTCAATCACTTCAACATTCAACGACCATTTCAATGCTTGAATAACTTTTCGTGTATCGTCTGTCGAACAATCAGCAATAATGATTCTGGTATTACCTATGTTTTGCTGGCGCAGATGCATTAACAAATGTCCAATGTAATCTTGTTCATTTTTACAAGGTACCACTATAGTGATTTTATTCTGCAACATCATCGCTCTCCTGTGTCCAAGTTACTATTTCCCAACGACCATCGTGGTGTTCAACTAATGCAGTACAAGATTCAACCCAGTCACCATCATTCATATACATCACACCGTCAATTTCTTTGATTTCAGCGTGATGTATGTGGCCACAAATCACACCATCAAATCCTCGCTTCTTGCAATATTGGGCAAGATTCTTTTCAAAATGAAATATAAAATCTACTGCTTTTTTGACCCGTTGTTTAAGGAACAGGCTAAGGCTAAAGTACCCAAAACCCATACGGTGACGAATCCAATTAATCCTAGTATTGAGTCCAAGAATGAAATCATATGCTTTGTCTCCTAATATTGCTAACCAAGGTGCTAATCTAGTGATACCATCAAATAAGTCTCCGTGTACTACGAGATAGTGTTTGCCATCTATACCAATATGTTCTGTTTGATTAGCCACTTCTATCAAACCAAACTCTATATTATACTGGATAAAAGGCCTTAGAAACTCATCATGGTTGCCGGCAATGTATATAACTTTAGTTCCACGTTTGGCATGACCAAGTATTCTGCGGACAACATTTGTATGGCTTTGTTTCCAACGCCATTTGTTTTGTTTGATTTTCCATGCGTCAATAACATCTCCAACAAGATAAAGTGTTTCACAACTATTATGTTTTAGAAAATTATTAAGTTTATTTGCTTGACTATCTTTTGTACCAAGGTGTACATCACTAATGAATATACTTTTATAGGTTTTCATTTAGTTAGCCCAAACATCACCCCAGTCACCTGATAATGCACCCTTTGCATAATCGGTTGCACGGTTCTCAAAGAAGTTTGTATGTGTTGGTGCGTTAATCATTTCCTCAACCCATGGAAGAGGATTCTTTTTTACTTTAAAAATGCCTTTAAGACCAAGAGATATAAGACGCCTGTCAGCAATATAACGGATATACTTCTTGACATCTTCACTAGATAGACCGTCCATAGCGCCCATAGAAAAGGCGAGGTCAATAAACTTATCTTCCAACTCGACCATCTTTTCTGCAATGCTATATATACGGCCTTTAAGTTCATCGTTCCATATCTCTTTGTTTTCCTCTATATAGGTACGGAACAATTTAATCATTGATTCGGCGTGCATTGTTTCATCAACAATAGACCAAGTAACAATCTGTCCCATACCTTTCATCTTGCCTGTACGAGGAAAGTTAAGCAACATAATGAAAGAGGAGAACAACTGCATCCCTTCAGTGAAAGCACTGAACACGGCGATATGGGTTGCAGTTGAGGCGGCATCACCATTCTTAGAAGAAATGTCTAACACATAATCATGTTTGTCTTTCATTTCTTGATAATCTAAGAATTGGTTATAAGTTGCTTCTGGTAAACCAAGAGTTTCGATAAGGTGACTGTATGCTGCAACGTGTAGTGCTTCACGAGCAGCAAAACCCATCAACATCATACGAACTTCTGGTTGAGGAAAGTATGGAAGATAATTCTTTACATAACCACCGGCCACATCAATATCACCTTGTGTAAAGAATCGGAATATGTGTGTAAGAAATTGTTTTTCTTCTTTGGATAGTTTTTTCTTCCAATCTTTAACATCTTCCATCATTGGAACTTCGGTATGAAGCCAATGTGATTGTTCATGTTTCAACCATGCATCATAGGCCCAAGGATAGTTGAATGGTTTAAATGAATCTCTTGTATCCGTTAATCGTGTATCTATTTTCTTAATCATACTGACGCCCACACTTTCAACTCCGAAACTGTTTTGGATCCAACTAATCGTTTAATTTCAACTGCACCATCCATTAAAATTAAAGTTGGCACACCTCGAATGCCGTATTCAACAGCAAGTTCTGAATGTGTGTCGATATCAATCACCTCAATCGGTAATGATAAATTGGCTTCTTCTAAATTCATTGCTAATGATTTGCATGGACCACACCATGATGCGGTAAATCTTAATATTCTTTTCATCTATCTCTCCATTAATTCGTTTACAAAATCTAACAACAAGGTATGATGAACACCTTGGTGATATTTTCCTTTTAACCAACTGTAACTATCGTACCAGAATTGTTCACTCTCAGGATGACAACCTATTAGACCAATTCTATTTTGTATGATAGCCATATTGTCACCATTACTATATGTTGCAATAGTTTCATATGGAGACATATCACCACCAACTAAAGCACAACCATCATAGAAAAACATATTGTATGATTGATTTTTCCACATAACAGGCATATTCTTTGCATGAGGTCTTTTTGTACAAGTATTAGGCCTTTTAATATATTGTACCGCATCTACTTTGTCAAGTATGTTGAAGTAGTCTTTACCTGCCCAATATGCACCCATGCAAATACCAAGATACTTGCCGCCTCTTGCTACAAAATCAACCACAACATCTTTATTATTTTTCAGTATGGTATCGTATGAATCAGAATCACCGAAACCACCAGGAAATGCGACCATCTCAACATCATCAAAAAAACCTTGTTCAACTTCATTCTTTGAAAATAGTTTAAAGTTGTAATTTCCCGATAATGCCTTCATCACCCCATTGGATGATTGTATGGAACACTTTGGGTCACATACAAATAAAGCAATCGTTTTCATTTAACCCTCACATGCTATACAATCATTCCCTTGTGCCACTTGAACCATATCAAGTTCTTTAATAACTTGGCGTTCAATCTTCTTAGATACTTTATCTGCTTTGCCAATCTTTTCTGAACGGCAATAGTAAAGTGTTTTCAATCCTTTTTTCCATGCCATAAAATGGATGGCGTGAATGTATTTGATGTGTGCATCTGGACGGAAGAACAAATTCAATGATTGAGCTTGGTCAATATATTGTTGACGGTCAGCAGCCAATTCAATAACCCAACGTTGGTCAATTTCCATAGATGTTTTGAATACTGCTTTTAGATTTTCATCCAACCATTCTAAATGTTGAACAGAACCATCATTTGCAATAATAGATGACCAAATCTCATCATATTCCATTCCCAACTTATTACCAACAGGAGGTGAATCACAATATTTTTTAATGACCTTATCCAACCAACGATTTTTGTTTAGAAAAGCGCCCGATAGAGTGTCTTGCCTGTAAGCGTTAGCACGATAAGGCTCTACAGAAGGGCTAGTATTTCCCATGATGATAGAAGAAGAAGCATTTGGAGCAATAGCCATAAGGTGGCTGAAGCGCTGGCCAGAGCTAGCAGCATCAGGAGCGGGACCTCGTATTTGACCAAGAATTTGGTTAGCATCATTCAATCCTTCTCTAATATGTTTAAAAATTTGATTGTTCGTAACTTTTGCCATCACACCTTCAAATGCAATACCTTTTCGTTGTAGATAAGCGTGAAAACCTAAGGCACCAATGCCAATACTACGCTCACGGCTAGCAGAGTATATAGCCCTGGAAATGGTATCAGGTGCATGAGTAATAAAAAACTCCAGAACGTTATCGAGCATTTCAGCAACATCCCTAAGGAACAAAGGTTCATTTTTCCATTCATCATAGTACTCCAAGTTTAGTGATGACAAACAACATACTGCTGTACGGTCTTTGTCCGTTGGAAGAATAATTTCAGAACAAAGATTTGATTGGTGAATCTTTAGTCCTAAGTCTTTTAGAAACTGAGGCATCATTCTGTTACTTGTATCAATGAAGTGAATGTAAGGTTCACCTGTATGCATACGTAATTCTAAGATTTGTTGCCATAGATGTTTGGCCGACACAATCTCTCTTGCTTCACCAGAATGTGGATCTCTCAATTGCCAATCATCATTCGCTTCTGGATCCAACATACAGTTTTCAATCAACTGCATAAAGTCATCTGTGATATTAACACCGTGGTGTAGATTCATACACCGAACATTAGGATCACCGGTGGGTTTACGCATCTCTAAAAATGATATAATGTCGGGATGACTGATATCAAGATAAGCAGCATAACTTCCACGGCGAGTACGACCCTGACGGTAAGCAAGAGATGAAGCATCGTAAATTTTGAGGTGCGGCATAACACCAGTACTCTTGTCGTCTGTACTGCGTATACCAAAGCCAATACCAACACCACCGCCAAGCATAGAAAGCCAATTAGTTTCGCTAAGATTATCAACTAGACCCTCCGCTGTATCTTCAATATAGTTGAGAAAACACGAAATAGGCATACCACGCTTAGAACGGCCATAGCTAAGAATTGGAGTACTAAAACTGAGCCAATGATTAGAGGCGTAATTGTAAATGCGCTGAGCGTGTTCCGGATTACTTCCAAATGACGATGATACATATGCAAACCTTTGTTGTGGTGATGTTTCATCATCACGCATGTAAGATTCTTTCAACCTTAACTTACCTAATTCATCAAATAGTTTATCTTTTTCTAAGTCTATTTTGACACCCATGTATTCCATATTGTTTACTTTCTTATAATTGTTTTAATATCAGGTGGTGTCCAACCTTCTGGTTTTAGTACCTTACCATCTTCTCTTTTTAATACTTTACCACCTTCAGAAATTTTGGCCAAATTGCTACGTGCAACTTCGTTCCAAACTTCTTGTTGTGGTATATTGAGTGTGTGTTCTAAACCCTCAATTACCCATTTCAAATCAGCACAAGCATCAGCAATCTCTACGGGGTCTCTGTTGCCATATGCTGTAATAAGTTCCCTAAATTCTTCCATTATCAGGTCTACATACAGTTCAGATTGTGGTCCAAAATCTCTTGCCTTTTGGTCACATGCATCCATAAAAACTCTTACATCATTCTTACTGTCCATTGGTGTACTCCTTAATCATGGGGAAAATTGGCTCAATGGCATCAGCACAGGCCAATGCAACATCTTGATGTTCTTTCTGTGTCCCATTTGCGCTTCGGAGTTGTATATAGTGAACCCAAGAACGAAGCGTTCCATTCATATATAAACGTGAACCTGTCATACCCTCTGGCAGTACTGCTCTCGCTTGTTCCTTTGCAATACCGTTTTTTAATGCCCATTCGTAAGCTTCTGTTACATGATAAAGTACTACATCTTGCATCATTGCCCATTTCCCTTGCAATACTTCATTATCAGTTTCAATACTATTCTGACGATTCTTTGTATCCTGTAACCGACAGTCCCTTAATTCAAATCCTAACTGGGACGCATCAGCATACCGCTGACTAAATTCCTGGAAGGAAAAGGAACGATGCCTTAAAATCTGTCTTGCTATATCCCGTGTGGTGTCTATTTCCAAACATACGTTCACCATTTCAAGTGGTGACCAATGTTGGTTTTTGATAAGATAACGAACCAACTTTTCAGAAGTTTCGTTACTATTTTGATTGGCAGGATTTGAGACTCTGGCCGCAAAAGCAACCTGTTCTAACAAATTCTTACCGTCTATACCCTGTGTGTATGATATCAATTTTACATTCATAACAAAATCTCCAATTCAAGTTTTTTTCCAATTAATAAATTCCATCTTTGCTCTAAGATTTACAAAGGTATGTTTACTTATGATATCTTGTATTTCATCTGGTGAGAAACCATTCAAAACCATATCATTAATATCTTTTTCGACAATCATTTCTGGCCATATTACCACGTTATAGTGTTCTTCAATGGCTTTGTCCATCTGCTTATGTAGTTCTTTGTTTCTTGGTTCATTGTCATATATCAAGACAATCTTAGATTTGTCAAAATGCTTAGATGCAGCCATTAAATTTGAATCGGCAGTCGCTACCGCATTCTCTAAGAACATGGAGTCAATAGGACCTTCCAGAACATATATCATCTCTTCCTTGTTGATCCTATCAGTACCAAATAACTTGTGGTTGTCCTTGTCTGTCTTTACGGTAATATACCTTAGTTTGGATTCACCCAATGCACGGCCCTGAAATGCCACAAGGTTCTTATCTTCATCATAGAATGGTATTATCAGTCTTGGGTCATCTTCTTTGAGTCCTTCTTTTTCAATCTGGAGTGAATCCACGAAACTCTTGAAATCTTCTGCAAAGTATAAATCCGAATGAAATCCCTCGGGTATTTTTCGTGACTTAACATACACTTTAGCATAATGTTCTTCTGGTAGAGACTGGACCGATGGGATGCCCAAAGACCTCTTAAATTTAGGTACTTCCGTGTGAAGTTCCTCGAAAGTCGGTTTGACGTAGTTATCACGGCCTTGCTCACCATTTTTATACCTCTCAAGTGCATATTCTTTAACTAGGGTTGAATCTACCTTTTCCAGGAAATTGTAAAAGGAAGTGGATGCACCACAATTGTGGCACATATAAAAGTAGTTGTTCTTTTTTTCATAAACATAACCACGAGCTTTGGTTTTGTTTTTTGTTGAGTCGCCACAAAGAGGACACCTGAAATTATACAGGTTATCCTTCTTTTGTGTGAATTTTTGAAGCTTCGGGGATACCCTTAGCAGAAAGGTTCTATCAATGAAAACGGACATAACAAAGGCTTGCGGAGTTTACGAGAAACTTGATTATACAGTATTTAAGTCAAAAAGGCGAGTATCTTTTCAAAATGTCCGGAAAGTATGCCGACTGTTGCAACCGCACCGGCAACCATCCACATGGTTTTTTCTCGGATTTTTTCCAGACCGGAAATCTTTTGGGCAAGTTCGGCATGTTGGTTACAGGATGCATCATACATTTCTTCCAGTTTTTCCACCAAACTTTCTCTAGTCTTGTCAAGGCAATCATGCATCTCTTTAACATCGACTTTTAGGTCATCCATTTTTTCACTAAGGTTCTCCACCTTGGTTTCAACGATGCCGATTCTTTCTACTGTGGTTGCCATTTGATTCTTTCTTATACACTGAAACTACTGCCGCAACCACAAGTGGATTTGGCATTTGGATTGGTTATAACAAACTGAGAACCTTGGATATCTTCTTTGTAGTCCACAGTTGCTCCTTGCAGATATTGCATACTCATGGCATCTATTAGTATCTTAGTTTTTTCAAGAGGTATTTCAAAATCGTCTTCGTTCATTATCTCATCGAATGTAAATCCGTAATTCATTCCACTACAGCCGCCGCCTTCAACGAATGTTCTTAAACATAAGTCTGGATTATCCTCTTCTGCGAAAAGGTCTAGAATTTTTGTTCTTGCTGATTCTGTTATTGTTATCATATTCTGAAACTTTCTCCGCATCCACAGCGGTCACGTTCATTGGGGTTTTTAAAATCGAATCCTTCATTGAGTCCACTTCGAACCCAATCCATTGTTAATCCTTTTAGATATACATCACTTTTTGCATCTACTAAAACTACAAAATCATTTTGTGCGTAATTAATTACACCACTATGCACCTCATACTTATCAACATACTCAATTGTATATGCCAATCCGCTGCAACCAGTAGTTTTTACGCCGAGTTTAATTCCAACACCTTTACCACGTTTATGCAGTTGTGAGTTAATTTGGTCACATGCTTTTTTAGTTAATGAGATCATGATTTAATAACCATTCTTTTCTTTTGAAGTCTGCCACAGCTGCCTTAATCGCATCTTCCGCAAGTATAGAGCAGTGAATCTTAACTGGTGGCAAGGCAAGTTCAGAAGCAATTTCGCTATTTTTAATTTGTCCCGCTTGGTCGGGTGTTTTCCCTTTGACCCATTCAGTAATAAGTGAACTTGATGCAATAGCCGAGCCACAACCATACGTCTTGAATTTAGCATCTGTAATAATTCCTTCCTCCACTTTAATTTGAAGCTTCATTACATCACCACATGCTGGTGCACCAACCATGCCGGTGCCAACTGTTGGATCGTCTTTATCTAGGGATCCAACATTTCGTGGGTTCTCATAGTGGTCGATTACCTTATCGGAATATGCCATTATTTTTTCACAGGAACTGGAGTGCCTTCTAGTTTTTTGTGTACTTTCATTTCTTTACAATTCTGTTTTGGTTTGCCAGCTTTGTCTTTAACAACTTGGCCTGCTTTGTCTTTAACATCAACACACACTTTAGTTGTTTCTGCTTGTACAAACATTGATAGGCATAGGCCTGTAACTAATAGTAATTTTTTCATTTTTCGTCCTTTTTAGTAAATTTCTCAGATGCTGTAAAACCTAAACCTGCAATTACAATGTACATCATTGAATCGTAAATTTTAGAATCTACGGTATGTCCATATAACATAGTGATGAAACCGGATGCACACATTACGAATGCTAATAGTGTGACAACTCTTTTACTGGAGATGGTGCCATTGACACCATCCGTTAACATACTTTTTAAGAATTCCATTTATTTAGATTTCTGGTTGGAAGGCTGGTGCTGGGGCAGGTTTGCCGCCAAATCCTGTGACAACTTGTGCTGCTGGTGCAAATGTTGATGGTGTTGTTGCACTTGACGTTGGTGTGCCAAATGTTGCATTGTTGCTTGGTGTAAATGTTGAAGGCGCATTTGGTGGTGGTCCTGAAACGGTTGGTGGTTTGTTTGCTGCATCTAGTGCCTTTGCTCTAAGGTCTTTATCGTTACCCGCTAGCATGATGCCAGATAGAGTACCAGTTAAGAAGGTTGCAATAGGAATAATCAACTCAAAAAACTTCTGGTCAATCGGTGAGATTGCGTTCAATGGTTGTGTTACAAAGATAATTGAATATAGAACAACAAAGACAATACCCGTCAATGTTAAAGCCAAACAAATACCGATGAAGAATTTCAGACGAGCCATTAATTGCTCTTCTGTGTACATGTTATTATTTTCCACAGTTAGCTCCTTGAGTTGGTGTAGTGCATTGTGTTGATGATGGTGTCGAAATTTTAGGTGTATCTGGACCTAATCTTGGATCACGTTGTCCTTTAAAGATATGTTCAGGACAAGTTCTTGTCACATCACATTTAGGCATCTTACAAAAGTCTTTATCCCAATTGTCGGGGTCTTGACAAGGATAACGGAATCTATCACCACCAAAGAAGGCTAATGATAGTGGTAGAATAAGTAGTGCAAGTCCTATGTATAATAGTTTTTTATCATTCATATTTTTTCCTTAATTACACCAGCTTTGTTTGGCATCACCATAATATTCACGAGCAAAGCCGTTGGCAATCAATGCTGCACGTAAACTCTGGCCGTTTAGAATGATATCGCCCAATACACGACCACCAAATTTATCCCAACCATATAAAATGACTTGTCGCTGTTGGCTGGCGTTAATGAGACCTTTAGTGAAAACGCTAGCGGATTCACCACGTTGCTTTTCGCTGTCGCATTGACCTCTAAATCCTTTTTCCGGAGTATCGACTCCGTAGACTCGTACCGCAAGTTCGGGCTTAAGGGGTGCAGGTAGAAAGGGTGCGGCGATAACAACCGTATCGCCATCCGTTACTCTGATAATTTGTGCGTCATAGGTAACGCCTTGTGGTGTCTTTTGAGCAAACACCAAACAAGGTATTAGTGCGAGTACTAATAAAAACTTTTTCATATTATACTCCGAAAACGTGTAGTGCATGTTCATAATGTTTGATGCGGTCATCTAGGCCAATTGTTCCGCCATTAATCTTTTTGGTTAAGGTTAATATATCACCTTTGTCTGCCCACTTATTTAAATCGTTTGTTTCCCAGAACCAACAGGCTGACTGTGCAGCACCTTCAAAGGTAGCAAGATAATCGGATGCTTCTTCTACTGTGATACCAAGACTGCCTGCAAAGAACGTATAGTTATCACGGCCGGTCAATTGAATTAGTCCACGACCACAAAACTTGTACCCATCACCAGAAGCTTCATTTCCATTACCCATACGTGATGCATAGATACGATTTGCAATTGCTTCCTGTTTGTTTGGTTTGTTTGCATACTCATTTGCAATATCATCATTTGGAAAGTACTTACCAAACAACTTGCGTAATGATGGAGCCTTATAATTCAAATTCTCTTTAAGGAATATAAAACCACCAGACTCATGTGAACATTGTGCTATGAAAGCCGCCATTCTCTGAGGTGTATTGATTTCGTAATCAGGTAATAAAACTGACAAGGCGTCATGCCAATGGTCAATGTATAGGTTCTTAGGAAGTAATTGTTTTAATTGTTCTTTTGTTAGTTCCATTTTCAGTCCTTATAATGTTATAGGTAACCATAATAAAGCACCTTGAGTCATCAATAGTACCGCAAGCAGGCCTAGGCCAATGCCAATCCAATACATTCGTTTATTTAATGTCAACATAGATGCAGCTAATATAACAATTGCAATTTGATAAAGTGCATTTGAATAAGTATACCAAGGACTACGCATTTGAGCAACTGCTCTTTCTGCTTCAATTCCTCTAGCCTTGGCCATTAAATCTTTTTTACCTTCTTTTGGTTCATTTTCATAACGATCAATCTTTGCTTTCATCACTTCCGCTTTTCTGGTGTCACGAGCTCTTACCGCATTATCATAAGCCATTTCAGCTAGTGATTGTTTAATACTTTTTGCTTGGTAGAATGACCAGACATTATTTGCTTCAATAGTATTTTCTAGAATTTGTGATGAATTGCCACCATCAAGTAATGATGTAATGGCTAAAAATGCGGCCAAGAATGTAATGATCCAACCAGTGCGTTCTTTTGTGATTTCTTGTTCTTCGGTCATTTTACACTTTCAAATATAATTTTTTGTTTTTGATACCATTCAATCCATGCATCAGTCTTAACTGCACATTCATAATAGGTGCCATAGTTCACGGTTATAGTTTTTGTAATGTCACTTAGCTTAGCATCATCTTCTATCTTTTGTAGTTGTGGACAAGTAGTCATTGCAACAACACCTGGTGATTCGGGAAACTTCATCGTAACAGGAACAGTAGTTGAACAACCAGTTGCTAAAAAAGCAAGTAGTATGAAAATTGCTAGTATGAATATTTTAATCAGATTCATTTTTCTTCAGAAAGTTTATTTACTTTAGTAACATAATTAATTGTATCTTTTGAAGGCGTTGATCCGGGTTTTCTCATTAAACCTTTTTCTTTTTCTTCACGTTTTTTGGCTTTTGCAATTTTATCTAAATTAACTTGTGATATTTTACCCCAAGGACCGTAACCTTCTCGGTGCATAACAAATTTAGTACTACCAGTCTTCTGTGTTGGAGTTGATTGTGCTGATGCTGCACGAATAGCAGCATAGTCAAGTGGCTTCTTTTTTTCTTCTGGTGATTTATGTGAAATGAACTGTTTGAATGTTTTCATTTTGGTGCCTCTGCTGCATCATTGATTGATTTTATGAACTCTTTCGGTATTTCACATTCTCCGCCAGAAGTAAATTTGGTATCATATTTGACCACTTCTCTATCAATGTATTTAACAAT